AGAATAGTTTAAGAGAATACCGGGGATTTAAACCTTCAGATTATCCGTGTACGTCCATGGAATTATGGCGTTGTTTGGCATTGGTTCAACAAAGTGAACATAAAAAATGGATGGCCGATTCTAATAAGGAATACGGCAATCTTTACCCGGAGTTTGACGATGTTGATGTGGTTGAACCGGTTCCCGGCAACCCCAATCATTTAAGAAAAGGGCCGTATAACAGTCAACGTAGGAATGAGTACGTGGCAGCAATGCTAGCCTTAGCACAATCTTGTGGTGTTCCTTTTGGGCATATTCAAACGCGCATATTGAATGCGTATGAAGTGTATTTCGGACGTTCTGCAAGACCTCCGTTGTGACTATAACTGTCCTTACTACTCCGGTCAGTATTGATACAACGGGGTTTACTGATAACGCTTTCAATACCCGTGACGTATCAGGCGATCATGCCGCTTTTGCCGGTGCGGATTGGTGCATTATTGAAGCGGTTAACGATACGTCGTCGAATAATGTCATGGTTCGGAGTAGTGATAGCACCGATGATCGCAGTACACACGACGTTGATAACGGCTCCCGCTGTCATATGTTCCGTCATGTAGGTACTAGCGCAAACGATGACAGTATTGATTTTCTAGGATTTAATTACACAAACGTCACGTTTTTCCTAATCGCCTACGGTACGGACGATAATGTCAAAGGTCGTGCGAACGGCCTAGCCATGGATGAGACAATAGACGTTTGGGATGCTACGGCGATCTCAGCACTTGGTGGCGCTAGTATTGCCGGGGGCTTTGTCGATATTACCGGAGCCGGATCAAACGATACGACTTCTATTAGACCTGGGGACTCTACATTTGACGATGCACGTGTTGTTAACCAGAATGCCGGGTCGTTTCATGTAGGCGTTGACACCGGTGATGACACGATTGATTTCATCACCAATGACACCACCAACAAATCCGCCTATGACCACGGCCATACGACCAATGACGGGGCGGACGGGACTTGGACGTACCATTCAACCGTGATTAATAGAATTGGTGACTTGAGTAGCACGAACACCTATGAGGAAATCACCGCCCCAGCAGCAACGGCGACCATAGGAACGTATGTCTGTTCGGATGATGCTGGTACGTTTGTGTCGCTTATTGTCAACGGAGATGGTGTTTACGAGCCTACAAACGACTTAAACTGTCAGAAAGCCAATAGACCGTTGCCTATGGTGGCATTACACACAGACGGTACGGCACATGCAAGGGCAAATGTCATTACAGGCGGTGCCGCGTTGTATGAATGGGGTTATTTTATTCCGGCTGCGGGCGGGGCTAATCCAAAAGGTCCGTTAGGTATGCCATTAGAGGGGCCACTGGCTGGACCGATATGAATATCTATCAATTAATCAGTGAACAACACGCCAATGATATTTTGGGTGATCTTGATGGATGGGAAAAGGGCAGGGCGAGGACTGAAGAATTGGAAGGAACGATAAAACAAAATGACGAAATACTGCCGATTGATCCGGCAATTGTTCACTTATCCAATGCCATTGGACGAAAAATTACCAGTAACAGAAGCATTCAATTAAACCATATCCCTGTGCAAATCCACCCGCCAAAATTCAGCCTGTACCGCAATGGTTCACACTACAAAATGCACACAGATGCGCCATGGATGGGTAAAACACGGACAGATTTATCTTGTACGCTGTGGTTATCTGATCCTGATACTTATGAGGGTGGGGAGTTGTGCATAAGCGGTAAAGAGATCAAAGGCAAGGCTGGACAGTGTTTGGTTTATGAGTGTGGTTTACCGCATGAGGTTAAGCCGGTGACGAAGGGCGAGAGGATTTGTGCGGTTACGTGGATTCAGTCGAGAATACGTGATCCTATAAAACGAAAGTTAATTTCTGATTTCCGTAAGTTTTTGTCTAAGCTGGAGCCGGGCCATAAAGACTGGTTTCTGGAGGGTGGTTCAATCCACAGTTCACTGATTAGGATGTGGATGGAATGAGTGTTCCTTATTTTGGTGATTTTGACGAAGACGCAACGGTTTATATCCCGTTCAATACGTTTAGCAGCAATGATCCTGCTGCGTCTGTCACAATTACCAATCTTGCCGATGCCGACTTAAACGTTCATAAGGACGGCAGCACCACGCAAATTGTAACGGACGGTGCGACCATTGCGATTAACTTTGACGCCATCACGGGGAACCACTTAGCCACAATTGACACTAGCGCCCATGCTGACTATTCAACGGGTTCTGATTATATCGTTCGTATGGAAGGGACTACGGTTGATGCCGGAACGATTAATGCTTGGATAGGGTCATTTTCGATTGAAAACAGACACAACGCCACTCAGTCAGCATTAATCCTCACAGACACCGAAGCTGTTCTAGTCGATACTGAAGCGGTTATCACGGATACGGAAGCAATCCTTGCTGACACTAACGAGTTGCAAGGCGACTGGACGAACACCGGCAGGCTAGACACCATTCTTGACGCGGTACTTGTGGACACCGAAACGGTTGCAACAGTTATCACCGATACAGAGGCTATATTAGCCGATACTAACGAATTGCAGGGGGATTGGACTAACACAGGGCGTCTGGACACTATTTTGGATGCCGTTTTGGTAGATACCGAGACTGTAGCGACTGTGATAACGGACACCGAGGCGCTGCTAGTTGACACGGAAGCGATCATCATAGACACCGAGGCAATTATCACAGATACCGAGGCAGCAACCGGAGTTCTTACGGATACTGAAGCCATTATTACAGACACTGAAAACCTGAATTTAGGGATAATCTACGGAGTCACAGAGGCGGGCACGTTATCGACCACGCAGGCAACCACGGATCTTACCGGGTTTGTCGATGATGAATTGATAGGTCGGGTGGTAATCTTTACGGGTGGCGATGCCGATGGACAAGCTTCGGATCTAACAGATTATGCCTCCGCATCGGGATTATTAACCTTCACGGCTATAACGACTTTACCCGCAGCGGCTGACAGCTTTAAGATAGTCTAATGGCCTATGCCGATGGCATTACCAGACTAGGCCCCGGAGGCGGTCCGAGGTCGCCGGTCAGTTTTAGTGCTGCTGCTGGCACAGCTGTAATCACAGGAACGGCTACCAGTGATTTAACTAAAACTTTGGTTGTTTCTGGTGCGCAAACCATCATTAGTACACTGACCAATGATACTTGGGCGGCTTCAGGTGCCACGTTCAACGCCCAAAGACAAGCGATACTCAATGGTTTGGATTCGGCACAGTCCGAGACTTTTGGATGGAATGCCGAGGTCCGGGATAAAGAGGTCGTCGGGGCGGTTGTCAGGACGTCTGACACGATTGTAACCATTACCCTTACGGCGGCCCCTACCTATGACATAACGGCCAATGAGACGATCACAGTAACGATTCCTGCTGCTGCGCTTGTTACTAGTGCGATAGACATTACTGCAACGCCTACGTTCAGCGTTACGTTTGATGCGGTGGTTGCTGTTTCAGGCGGCTGGGCATTTCTCGGTATTTATGACCGTTACAAAGAACGCAAGACTGAACGAGAGAAGCAAGAACAAGAAACAGTTAAGCATATCAAGGAATTAGAAGGCATTGATTCCGAGATAGCCGAATTACTGCACATAGATGAAGTCAGGGCACGACAAGATTTAGAGATAGCTGAACTTGAACAACTGGTCGCTGATAGCTTTAGAAATAAAGAGATAGCAGCGGCTAAAGCGTATAGTGAAAAAGTGGCCAAGGCTTATATCAGAGCCGTTCAGCAAGGTAATTACTCGGCTTATCAAGCGCTTGAAAGGGAAATGGATCGGGCCAGGGAAGAAGAAGACTTCTTGCTTTTGGCTTTAGCAATGCTGGAGTAAAACCATGGTTTCAGAAAAAGACGATATTTGTACACCTTATGATCCTGATGACGAAAGTTGGGTATGTCGATGTAAGATATTTTTTGATCCATCGTTAGAGGTTCCTGCGCTTTCTGAAAAAAGCCTGTTATCGCACGATTATATATATTTTGAAGGCGGGAAGAAGTTTCATGGCTGACCAAGTAGAAATATCGTTACCAAAAACAATTTATCTTGAAGAGGACACGTTTCCGATTACGGCGTATTTCAGGGTACGGGCCACTAAGGCAGCATCTACGCCTACGACTGTGCATTATCGGGTTGACGATTTGAGGCAGAGGAAAGAACTGGTTGACTGGACTTCAGTAACGACGGGGGCAAATGTCACAATCACTATGACAGCGGTCATCAACGAGATTCAGGATGATTCGTCACATTTTGAACGCAAGCAGATAACGGTTCAGGCTGATCGTGGTTTAACGACTCAAGTACATGGAAAAGCCGTGTGGAGAGTCAGAAACGTAGAAGGAATAGTCTAATGGCATACGGTAAAGGATATCCAAAGGGCAAGAAGAGTTACCACAACAAAAAAGCCAAGAAAACCAAGAGAAAGAAGAAATAATGCCCTTCAAGAAAACCCGCAGCGGTAAATACAAGTCTCCTAGTGGTAAGACGTACACTAAAAAACAGGTCAAAATGTATTATGCTACGGATGGATTTAAGAAGGGAAAGAGGAAAAAGAAGAAATAAAAAAGCCCTGATTAAGGGGCTTAGTTGATAAAAGCGGTGGTAAAACGGGCCGCTTGCGCCTCCGGTTGACTTCTCGACTTTACCTGTGAGCCAACAGACCTTGTTGGATAGTCAACTATGATTAGTATCGGCTTGCGTAGTCATTGCTGACAGAGACATACCGCACTTGGGGGAGATTTTCGTTTTTGTTGCTGTACTCGTAGCAATCAATTTGTCCGTTAAAGCTGCCCATTTGATATTTGTTGCAGAATTCTTCAATTTTGGCCACAACTGAGGGAATGTAACGTTTTCCCAAGTACACATCCACATTGGTGGTCATTGGACTACTAGAACTTGTCACGGAGGCTTTGATGCCGTTTTTCTTCAATTCTTTGCGGATCTGGCTGGCTGCTTGGGCTTGAGTGGTTCGCATGTCGTGTCTCCTTAATATGTATCTATAATACCTAAGTTATATACCAGTGTCAAGCATTATCAGAGGTAAAGAGTAAGAAATGCCAGCAGGACGCCCAACAACGTACACACAAGAACTAGCAGATGAAATCTGTTCCCAATTGGCAGAAGGCATATCATTAAGAACAGTCTGTAAGCCTGATTCTCTTCCAAGTAAAACTAGTGTTTTCAGATGGTTACGAACACATGATGAATTTCGTGACCAATACGCACGCGCAAAGGAGAATTCAGCAGACGCATTGTTGGAAGACATGTTTCACATAGCCGATGACAAAGACGAAGATGTACAACGATCACGGCTTAGAGTTGATGTAAGAAAGTGGGCTGCAAGTAAGCTTAAGCCTAAGAAGTACGGGGATTCAACACGCTTGGAAGCCGATATCAATACTAGAGTTAGTGGAACGGTTAGATTCGTTAAGGTAGAGGGAAAAGATGAATAGTGAAGAGTATCCAGAAATCTATTTCGAGTACGTAGAGCCGCTTGATTTCTCTTGGCTTCGCCTGTGTGATGAAGAGGATTTAATTCGTTTAGGGCTGTTGAATGAATCAAGCAGCGACTAACGAAGACTGGGAGTTTACTGAAAACCAGCAATTTCTATTTGAAGACCACAGATACAAGGTTGGCAAGGGTGGAAGATCAGGAACTAAGTCCTGGGGATTCGCAAGAGCCTTACTAGTAAAGGGTTTCAACGAACCGTTAAGAATTCTGTGTGCAAGAGAAATCCAGAAATCTATCAAGGAATCTGTTCACCAATTACTTAAGGATCAGGTGGATATACTTGGCCTTGGCAGTTTCTACGAAGTCTTCAATACTGAGATACGTGGTAGGAATGGGACGCTGTTCTCGTTTGTAGGCTTATCTAGTCTTACTGCATATACCATAAAAAGCTATGAGTCCTATGATATTGCTTGGGTAGAAGAGGCTGCTTTAGTTACAAGGCGATCCTGGGATATCTTGTTACCTACGATCCGTAAGGAAGGAAGCGAGATCTGGGTAACGTTTAATCCAGAACTGGATACTGATGACACGTATGTAAGGTTTATTGAGAACCAGCCTGAAGACTGTATAGTTCAAGAAATGTCTTACGATACAAACCCTTGGATGACTAAGACAGCAGAGAAGGAAAGACAGCAGTTCTTAAGACAGGTTAAGAACGGCAGTAGGCAACAGGAAGACTATGACAACATATGGCTAGGCAAGTGTAAGCCCGCCGTAGAGGGCGCTATCTATGCTAAGGAAGTGGCTAAGGTCATTGAGGAGGGCCGACTGTGTGAAGTGCCTTACAACCCTGTCTACCCCGTATATCTAGTATGGGACTTGGGCTGGGCAGATTCCATGGCTATTGGTTTTATTCAAGTGATTGGCGGGGCTATTCGATTCATAGATTACATTGAGGACAATAACAGGACGTATGAGTCTTATGTACGAGAGATCAATGAGAAGCCGTACAGGCTCGCCACAGCGTGGCTACCGCACGATGGCAAGAACCATAACGCACAGACCGGCAAGACCAACATACAGACGTTACAGGCCCTTGGATTGGATACCAGTAATGAACCCATAGATGACGTGGGTTTCAAGCATGGTTTGGGACTAGCACGAATGATGTTTAACCGATGCTGGTTCGATAAGAAGAAAGCCGGGGAGTTGTTTAACAGGCTTCGCCGATATGCCTTTAAGATTGGCATAGACACTGAAGAGGCGACTAGCGTCAAGAAGGATATCAACTGTCATGGCGCAGACATGCTGCGTTATACAGCGGTAGTGGAGCCGGAGTTGTACGAGGGAAAGGTTATTAAAGACCCCTATGCTGGGTTCAATGTCTATGCCGGGTAGATTACTTTTCTACTTGGTGTAGATTACGTCCGTAACCTACATAGATTACTTTTGACTAAATGTAGATTACTATTGTTACCTACGTAGATTACGTGTAGATTACGGGTATGGACAAGCCAATGTGCAAGTTGTGCAACACAAAGCATTGGTCTAGTGAACCGCATGAATTGTCTGGATCGGATATTGAGGCTAGAGGTTATGAGTCGAGGTTACAAAAACCGCAGAAAAGGGTTAAAGCATCCAAGCCGAGAAGCCCTGATGACTCCGAGGTCACAGTGGATGAAGGCAATAAGAATGGTGTGGCGATTGCGCAAACTATGATAGAGCCGGAACCTTCCATTGAGGAAGTGAACCTTGGTGCCTCGACCAGAGAAGCGATAGAAGTTAAGGCAGATGGAGTCACGGACGATACGAAGGCTATTCAGCAAGTCTTGGACAAACCCCTCACTCAGGCTGAACGCAACCAGAGATGGCGTGATAAGAACCGAAAGAAATACAACGCATACATGAGGGGTTTGAGAAGGAAGGGGAAAGAATGAAACCTGTTTCCGACACTAAGGCTATTTTTGCCAGCTGGGAAATAAAATGGACAGATGTCCCATTGCCGCACATATGTCCGATGTGTGGGACTGACCTGAAGGCCAAGAAAGCTAGACAGGAATACATGCGCACCTACATGAAAAAACGTAGGGGGTAAGAGTTGAAGTTTTTACAGGCACTTGGTTTTGTTATTGCAATAACTGGATGGTTTTGCATTGGAGTGGTTTGTGAGGTTTTTGCAATAGCTTTGATAGTTGGCTTGTATGTAACTTTTGTGGTATAAAGGACATGACGCGGTGCGGTGTGGAAGGACACATATTCGTGGCAAGAGAGTGTGTTGAGTCTAAATGGCAATGATAGCGGCCTGGATAATGTATCCGCTTGGCTTGTGAGCCGGTATCAAGTCCGGCCACCGCGTTTAGAATTTAGACAGGAGATAGACAGTATGTTCATACTCAGATTTGTAAATAATGGTTCGTATGAAGATGTTATTTCCGTGAACGCATATCGCGTGGAACGCTGTGATGACGGTATTACGGAGATAACAACGTACAGCACTGTTACCGATCAAGACCCAGTCTTACATTATGTGTCGCAGCAATCTATTCATTATGACACGCTATACGTAATGAATGAGACGGGGAAAACTTTTGAAATTATCCGGGCCACTCAAATGGATGGAGAAGAAGCGGCATAAATAGAGGTTTAGACGGTATTCTGCTAACGAGTAT